CTATGAATTCATATACTTCAAAAAGATATTCGGTGTGTCTTTTTCTGCACTCTTAGTCACATGAGTGTAGATATCTAAAGTTGTTTTTATATCAGCGTGTCCTAATCGTTCTTGAACTTGTTTAATACTTGCCCCGGCTTCAAATAATAGAGATGAATGTGTATGTCTAAAAGAATGTATGGTTATTTGATATTCAGGATATTTATCAAGAATCTCCTTTAAATAATTATGATAAAGAATTTCATTTTTTTGATTACTAAAGATAAGTTGTCTATCGTTAGACTTAACTCTTATTCCTCTAGAAAGAAGCAACTTTTTTTGTTTTAGTTTCCATATTTTAAGATAGTCTAAAGTTTGTGGATCTATTGATATTTTTCTTTCGGAAGCTATCGTTTTTGTACTAGTAATTATTGGACCATCAATTAATGATGAGACATTCTTATTAATTGACAATGTTTCTTCCTGAAGATTAATATCTTCCCAAACTAGGGCTAGCAGCTCGCCTTTTCTTATCCCAGTAAAAGCCAATAATCTAAACATAACAAAAGACTGATATGTTTCATTAGACTGAATCACGGACAAAAGGTTATTCAATTGTTCCTTATCCAAGAATTTTTGTTCTTTTAATTTTGGAGGTGTTCTTTGTTTTCTAGGCATAATAATTTTATTCATTGGATTATCAGTTATTAAATGTTGATTAATAGCGAACCCAAATACTTTTGAAGTATATATTTTTAAAGCTGAACAACTACGAGATGTAGAAAACCACTCGTTAACTGCGTTTTGACAAAAGGCAGGGGTTATTTTGTTTATTTTAAGTTCTCCGAAAATTGGTAGTATCTGTTTAACAAAATAATACTCAACTCGTTGAGCAGTGCTTTTTTTTACACTATTTACATATTGAGCATACCAAAGCTCGTATACATCTTTAAATCGGCTGTAATCTTGTTTAACGAAACTACCATTCTCAATCTCTAGTTGCAACTGTGCAAGCGCTAATTTCGCTTCTTTCTGTGTTCTAAACCCGCGTCTTGTAGTGCGCTTACTTTTACCAGTTAATGGATCAATGCCTAAATATGCGTTAAACATATAGGCAGTTGATCCATCTTTTTTTTTGTATTTTTTTATATTAGCCACTTTAATCAGCTCCAATTAATAATAAGTTTGATTTCCTGCCAGTAAATTTGATAATTAACAAAAAGAAATGCAATTCCTAACAACATAAGACCAATACCAATATCTTTTCCACTAATATTTTCTTCTTTCGCATCGTTTGAAAATAATAAAAATAAGCAACCTAAAACAACAAGAGGAACAGCAATATATAAAATTCCCATTATTCAAACTCCGTTTCTGAAACTCCGTCCGCAAACATTTCTAAAAAGTCATGTTCGTTCATGAAGTCTATCCAAATTTCTCTACCGTTATATTTGGGTACACCTTTTTGTGCTTTTATTTGTTCATATGCTCCATCAATAAGTCGGTCTAGCATTCCATCAATAGCACGCTGAACTTTTGCTTCGTTCCACTTAGATTTTCCAGACCGATTCTTGTTCTTTTCAAGTTGATATTCTGTAGCTTTCTCTATGAATAATTCCAACGAGTGTCTTGCGTTTTCTTCTAAGTATTCTCTAAATTCATGGTATAACATAAAAACCTCTCCTTTCGAATATATGTTCTTACTGATTGAAAAAGAAAAGCCCGAAGGCTATTCTGTATCGCTCTTTAAAGGTACATTGATAACTTTTAATCCATGATCAAAGTCTTGAGAATTTAAGGTCAATACTCTGTAATTATCAGCATCAATTAACGAATACATCATTGAGAATCGATAACGTTTTTCTTGATAAGTAAAGTAGCCAATAACGCTGTATACGTTTTTGTATACAATTTTTCCATCAGGACTTTGGTCGTCTGGGAGTCTGACTACTTTAAAATCGTCAGCTGTTCCATCTACTTTGGCATTATCCAAGCCAAATAGTTTATTAATTTGAATTTCAGAGTAAGTCCATGCTGTTGCTTTTTCATCATTTGTTATTTTATCACCCTCAATTACGGAATCATTAGTTGTTTCATAATCCCTAGGCTTTTCAGGCTCACCACATCCTACTAAAAAAGAAAAACAAAAAACAACTAAACTAACAAAAAATAAATATTTTTTCACACTACACAACCACCTTTCCAATAATTCTAATTCCCTCACTTTTTAGAACCCTATCATCATATTTCTTGTTAATAGACCTCAATATGATACGTTCATTCTCATAGTCTTTAATAAGCTTCTTACATGTAACCCCGTCACCATCGATCTCTACGATTGCGATTTCGCCATTTTCAACATCACATTGTTTCTTATAAAAAACAATACTCCCGTTTTTTATTAACGGTTCCATCGAATCACCTTGAATATAAATAGCGCAATCTGCATTATCTGGTACATGAGCAAATGATTGTTGTTCAATATCTGTGTCGCCATATTCTAATACAGCAGGATTCGCTGCGGACTTACCGACGAAGGGGACAACTTTATTATTGACTGTTTCTTGTTCGTGTAGTTGTTCTTCGAGTTGACGTTCAGCTGTGGATAAGACAATCTTTTGCCGAGATTCATCAAGTTTAGCTGAGGTGTCGGTTATTTGCGTTAAGGTCGTGGTAGTTGGTTCCTCACCCACAAAAATACGAGGGTCTACATTAAAAACTGCGGAAATTTCTGGTAATTTCTCCATTTTTGGGCTACGTTCTCCAGTTCTCCACCTTGTAACAGTCGTTCTATTCACGTTTACCAAAGTTGCAAGTTCTTCATCAGATATATCCCTTTTTTTCATTAATTCAGTTAATTTATTAGAAAAAACACTCATAACAAAACCTCCTTTCTAGTATTTGTATACTTATAATAAGGTTTTAGTTCCTAAAATGCAAGGGTAACCTTAAAAAGTTTAGAATAAACTTCAAAAAAAGCAGAAAAGAAAAAAAATATGCAAAAAGTATTTGCATATTTGGAACTAGGGTGGTATATTATTAACAAGGAGGTGTTCCAAAAATGCATATGAACTTATATGAAGCTCGTAAAAAAGCGAATTTTACTCAGTCTGATATGGGCAAAGTTATTGGAGTAACAGCTCAGCAATATGGAAAAAGAGAGCGTTCTGAAATGCCTATAACATTAGAAGAAGCAAAAGCATTTTCAGATGCGTTAAAAAAACCAACTTCCGAAATATTCCCGGAATATTTTTTTACAGTTTATGTTCCAAAAATGCACAAATTGAAACAACCACTATAGGAGGTAATCACAATGCCAATGATGGAAGTAACAGAATATGAACAAATGATGCTCCTTGGTTGGCGTGGAATGGCTCAGACCACAAAAGAGGAAGCGTTAAAAGAAACAGAAGAAACTTACTTCGCTAAATCTAAGCAGACGCTTTTCACGTTGCAGGAACTTGCAGACAAGTGGGGATGCTCAAAAGGACACGTTCATCGGATATTGAAAAAGTATAATGTTGAGCCTATTGGTAAGCGAGGGAAAGAAAACGAATACGATGGTAGCCAAGCAGAAGAAGTAAAAGCTGTTCATGATGGTAAGGTGATTTATCAAGATAAGCTTAACTGGAAAATGCGGGCAATGTAACAAACACAAGCGAAATAAATAAGGAGGGACAATAAAGTGAAAGAAAAACAAGAAAAATTAGAAAAATGTTTACTTGAGTTTATTGAACGAGTAAGCGAAAAAAGAGCAACACCAGAAGAAATAGCAGCTCTTCCAGATGTTGCCAAAGTTTTAGCTATGATTTTGTATCCGAATCATTAAAGGATTGTCTAACTGCTTTATGAATAGATAAAAACATTTCACCGATGTTTTCACCTTCGATTTGATCAACAGCAGCATTAGAAAGATTTGCTAATCTTGCTATAGTAATTTCTTTAGCAATTTTGATTGATTCCCAGTCATAGTCAATATATGTTCTATTTTCTTTAATCATCTAAATTCACCACCTTATCAGTTATTTCAGCAGACCACTTACTGATAATTAAATTATACCAGAAAAGAGGGATTGCGTGACCTACAACGAAGAACAACAAAAATGGATATATGAACAAATTCAAGCTGAACGCCGCATGATTCAAATAGACAGAGAAGCATTAAAGAAATCTGGCAGACTGACGGATAAGGAATTATCGAGGATGCAGAGCGAGTTGGAATTTTTACGTGAAATGGAGCTTGAAAATAGAGTTCAAAGATTGTAAGGAAGGGGAAATGAAGATGAATAAAAAAGGATTAGCAGCTCTATCGGCAAATCCGCTTTATAGAGCAAGACGTGTACAAGCAATCTGCTATGCAAGTGTGTTACTGAATATTACTTTACTTGCTTGTTTAGCGGGTGTAATGCTATGTCGATAAAAAAGACTAACAAGGACGGCCATCCAAGTTAGTCACATACAAAATCATCTCAAGGAGATTATAACATATGAACGAGAAAATAAAAAATCTATTTTTTGAATTAAAAAAAGAAGCTGAAAAAAAACAAATTGATATTTTATGTGGAGCCTATATAAAAGAGAGCCAGGAACAAGTATTGATTGTTGGCGGCGAATCAAGAATACAAGCGATTTTGTTAATGGAAATCTTATCTGTTATGGAATCTGAAGAATGTGATTGCCCGAACTGTCGAAAACGAGAAACAGACAAAAAAGAGCAACAAGCTAATTCGGAACTCGATATGCTATTAAACTCTTTCTTGCGAGGTGAATTAAAATGATTGATATTACCGGATTAAACGATTCTATCCATGAAAATATGTTGGCTTACGAACAAAATGAAGTAGTTAAAGCCATCCACGCAGCTTCAAGCTATGGACAAACGAGCGTAGTGGTCCGTAAAAGAGGACTTACACATCAGTTTAGAGCCTCTTTAGAACTTGAGGGAATTGACATTTTAGATCACAAGGACGACACAAAAGCTAAACTAGTATGGGAGTGGTAGTATGCCTGAATTTGATTCATTAGGGGCAAGACAAGAGCCCCCAAAAGAAAAAGAAGTGTTAGAGCCAACATGGGAAGTTGACGAGGAGGAAGACGAATGACCTTAGAGGAATTGACAAGACATCTTGAACAGCTTGAACAAGAAAAAGGCTTGAAATATAAAGAGTACACGCGAAAAATAATGGAATTACAGGCAGCTAGAGAGACTGTTGACAAAGAATACCAACAAGAGATTGAAACGTTAAAAACGTTAATTTTAGAGCAAATGGGAGAAGATGAGAAAGTGGAAACAGATAGTTTTGTTTTAACCAAGAAACAACCAAACTTGTCTCGCCCAGCCAATTATAAATTACAGTTGCCAAAAGAGAAGGAAGAAAAAGAACCGTTCATCAAGTATCTAAGAGAAGAACATCCAGGACTTATTAAAGAAGCGACGGAATATAAACCTATCCAGAATGACTTCAAGAAATTAATTGCTGATGGCGTCTTCCGTTTAACAGAGGACAATCAAGTCATTGATGATAATGGATGTATTATCCCCAATTTAAAAGTAAATGTAAAAGGCGTTGAAGTGAAAGTGAAGGTGAAAAAAGGATGACAACAGAAATTACGACAAAAAATAGTTCCATGGATATGATCATGGATGCGAACCTTGAAAAAGTAACGCAACAACTACAGGCAATCGCAAATTTCCAAACAGTCGTACAAAACAATTTGAAGAGCGGACAAGACTTTGGTGTAATTCCGGGAACAAATAAGCCTACATTATTAAAACCAGGAGCCGAAAAAATTCAGATGTTGTTTGGAGTAACAAGCGAATACGAAGAAATTGAACGGATTCAAGATTATGATAAAGGTTTCTTTGCCTATACGATCAAGTGTACCCTTTCGAAAAACGGACAGAAGATTACGGAAGGGATGGGCCACTGCAACACAAAAGAGAAAAAATATATTAAACAAGACCCATTTACTCTGGCTAATACCTGTCTGAAGATGGCGAAAAAGCGAGCACAAATTGACGCTACGCTAACGATTGCTAGTTTATCTGAAGTATTTACTCAGGATATGGAAGATTTACAAGATTTCGCTAAGCGTGAACAAATAGAAACGATGAATACAGGGGATGCATCGTCAACCAAAGTAACGTTTGGTAAACATAAAGGAAAAACATTAGGCGAAATCAAGCAAGAAGATAAAGGCTATCTTAAGTGGTTGAAAGAGAATGCGAAAGATGATGCGATGAAGCAAGCCGCGGCAATGGTTTTGGCTGAAGCCGAAACACAATCAACAAATGATTATGCAAATAAACCAACTAGCGAACGTGCTGGAGAACATCAATTAGAAGTCATTGAGCAATTCATTCAAACCATTAGCCAGAAACAGGGCTTGTCAGAAGAAGTGTTTATGAAAGAGCGCCAATTAGGTGGCTACAAAAACTACAATAAAGAGCAAGCAGAGCGTTGTATCGCTTACCTAAAGGAAATGGAATTACCAGCAGAACAAGAAAGCCTGTTTGATGATTCAAATCCTCCTTTTAATGGAAAAGAAATTGATATCTCTAACGATGATTTACCATTTTAATTGCAAATAAATAGAGAGGGTATTTTTCCCTCTCATCCAAGGAGGTGCGATGATGGACTATATTAAGCAGATTTTAGCGTTTGACGATTATTTAATGTACAACCAGGGACTTTCATCTGGACAAATTGCTTTATGGCGCGCATTGATGAGCATAAACAATAAAACAAGATGGAGTGAGTGGTTTACGGCAAGTAATCAAACGCTCGAAACTCTAGCTGGTCTTTCACGCCAAGGAATAAATAAAAATCGAAATGTATTAAAACAACTAGGATTAATTGATTTTCAAACCAATGGAAGAAAAGCAACTTCTTACCATATATGTAAACTTTATACATTAGATAGTATACAAGGAAGTTTACAAGAAGATGTACGTAAACTTTCTACGTCAAATAGTTTACAAGAGAGTGTACAAGATAGTTTACAAAGTAGTAGCGAAACAGTAGCGGAAAAGTGTACAACACAGTTGCGCAACAGTGGCACATTATATAAACATAAACAAAACATAAATATAAACGAAAACACAAACATAAATGAGCATGAAGAAGATGTCGGTGTGTATGAGTTTATTCAAAGTCATTGGGGACAACAGCCTAATAACTTGTTGAAAGGTGCTTTAGGTCCATGGATTAGAGAATGGGGTCCAGAGCTAGTTTTGTATGCCATTAAACAGGCTTATGAGTACAGCGTAGATATGAGATGGCTAAAATCATATGTGGATAAAATTTTTGCGAATTGGAAAGATAAAAGCATAACCACGCTTGAAGAAGCAATAGAAGCGCAGAAAGCATTTAAAGCAACAAGCAAAAAAAATACAGGGATTAGTAGCTATCAAAATAAAGCTGTTCGGCAAGAAAAGGTGCCTGAATGGATGAATCAAGCAAACGGTGAAGAAGAAAAAGTTTCGCCAGAAGAACAAGCTGAATTTGAAAGGCAAATGCAAGAATTGTTGGGAGGATAAAACATGGATGAATTAGTTAAATTAGTGGAAGAATGGGCAAAAGAAAAGCGTTTAGATAAAGCAGAGCCTGAAAAGCAAATGCTAAAAGTGATTGAGGAAGTCGGAGAAGTTGGCGCTGCATTGGCAAGAAACAACGAAAACGACCTAAGAGATGGTATTGGAGATGTGGCTGTGACATTAATTATTCTCGCTATGCAAAATAACATGGACTTATACGAATGCTTAAATCAAGCATATAGCGAAATCAAAAACCGCCAAGGAAAAATGGTAAACGGAGTATTCGTCAAAGAATCCGATTTGTAAGGTTTGGGGTGGAAAGAAATAATGACAAAGTACCAAACACAAGAATTAAAAAACAAAAGAAAATCTCATGTGCAATTCATGAGTACAGAGGCAATGAAGAATATTTATGAGCTAGGCTATCCCTTTGAATACTTCGAAGATAGTTGCCAATTTGCGATTGAAACGCCTATAGGTGTCATTGATTACTTTGGAATAAATGGCACTTGGGTTGTCCGCAAAGGACAAGACCGAGGGAAAGGCATACGAAAATTGAATCAGTACATTAAAAACAGAGTAGGTGATCACGTGGAAAAAGTAAAAGTAGTGAAATGCGCTGGGTATTTGGATAAAGACGGTAACATCACTAATCAAATTAAGCAGGCGATGCATTTTACAGACGATGAATTAGCAAATCTTGCTGCAGAAGTGGCAGGTGGCAAGGTTGTAAACGTTGTAATTCCACCAGAAAAACCAAAACAATTACTTGAAAAAGTGAGAGAAGAATCATTTCAAGAAAAACCTAAAAAGAAAACCAAGAGCAATCAGTCTTGGATGAACAAGAAATAATTTGTTGTTTTTACGGCATAATTTAACGACAGTTAGATTTAATAATTAGTTTAGGATAATTTAATCATAAATGATTTGAAACGCCTTAAATCGAAAAATAAAGCGGTGAAATTGTGAGGTAAAAAAGATGAAATTAACTAGTGTGACATTTAAGCCGTCGGTTGAACGTTTTCCGCCACTTGTGGCAATAGATTTAGACCAATTAACACCAGATGAATACGTGACACTTAGAAATTTGGGTTATGACACGCAACTTTCCAAAATTACAAAAAGGACCTTTGAAGAGTTGGAAGGTCATTTGGGAATTCGAGGAGACGTTGCAAAGAAAAATGGATTTTATGTATTAATCAAATAATTAAATTTAATGCGGAAGGAGTGTTAAATATGAAAATAGTAACAATTCGAATTTTTGTAAATAACGGAACGTTTATGATGACTACGTATGATACAGAAATAAACAAAGTGAGACTTGATGACTTAATTAACTTACTTAACGATGACGAATATAGAAATAAGCTTGTAAAAATTGGCGATGTTATTCTGAAACCCGAAACGGTTGAGAGAATAATTGTACTTTAAATAATCAGAAGGGAGTGGAGTTTGTGGCCACAGTAAAGAATTCTTTACTCCTTTGAAATTATGAAAAGAATACTTGATGCCTGTTGTGGTAGCAGAATGTTTTGGTTTGATAAGCAAAACGAACAAGTTTTGTTTATGGACAACAGAGAACATTACGAAAAATTAGACAGTGGGCATGTTATCGATGTTAATCCTAATCTAGTTGCAGATTTTAGAAAGATGCCTTTTGAAGATAACTCGTTTTATCATGTTGTATTTGATCCTCCGCATTTATTGAGGTGTGGTAATAACAGCTGGTTGGCTAAAAAATATGGCAAGCTAAACGAGAAAACTTGGAAAGAAGATATACAAAAAGGTTTTCATGAGTGTATGAGGGTTTTGAAGCCCAATGGGACGTTAGTTTTTAAATGGAACGAGGAACAAATCAAGTTATCTGAAATATTAAGCACAATTGATTGTGAGCCATTGTACGGCAATAAAAGAGCAAAAACACATTGGTTAGTATTTATGAAAGCGGGTGAATAAGATGAATGAGCAAATAAATTTGCTTGAGTTAGATAATGATAAACTTTGGCAATTTTATGGGCATTATTGTAATGACGATTGGTCCGCTAAGACAGAGACCGTGAATGGTGATGCTGATATAGTGCTAGGTTTTAGAGTTAAACTATCGAAAAATGAGCTGAGAAAAATATGCAGAGATGCCATTGAAATAAGCAGAATTAAGTATGGATATTCTGTCAGGTTTTTAACAAATAATGTAAAGAAAGAGCTGTTCGTTCGTTTTGACAACTACACGACTAGTAAAAAAAGAGATGTCTTTGAACATATAAATTTATATTTTTAAGCGGAAAGAGAGTGAAGAAGATGATTCCAAAATTTAGAGCGTGGGATACCTACGAGAAAGAAATGCTAGAAAATGTTACACCTTTGTTTGATGACTCGAATAGCATGATGGCCATAATTACGGATTTTCAGATTAAAGGCAGTCCTGGTACGTCTGAAATAGAGATAGGAAGTTATGATACAACTTTTAATTGGGATGAATTTCCTTATGTCATCATGCAATCTACAGGTTTGAAAGACAAGAACGGCGTTGAAATTTTTGAGGGTGATATTGGCTGGGATGACCATCAAGAAGTGCACGGACAAGTAATTTTTGAAAATGGTGCATTTAAATATGAGTGGGAAAATATATCTGAGGATTTATTTGAAGTTACCGACGATATTGAGATTGTTGGTAATATCTACGAGAATAGTGAGTTATTGGAGGGATCGGAATGAGTGATTATTTAGATCGAATAAAAAAGATAATGGAGATTAGATCAAGAGCCGAAGCGCTAGAGGTTATGGAAGAAGCTTTAAAAAGAGGATTTAAATATGTGGTCAGAGACTACGACAGCGAGTATCTTTCCTTCTTTTCTTTGAAGCCTAAAAAATATACGGACCTGGGTTCATGGGGATATGTTAATGAAAATGCACAAGGTGCATTGCCATCAACTGTAATTCTTAAAAATACAGATATTACTGAAATTTCATGGCGTAACAAACAACCGATAATCATTACTGAATTTTTGAAGTATCAAAAAGCTGGACTAGAGGACGAACTTTTCAGAGTGGAGGAAGCGGAATGAAAGTAATTGATAAAAACAAAAATAAAGCAGTTGAAGTGGATTTTGTGTCAAATCTTGGTGAAGTTTACCATGTGGATGACGAAGGGGATAAATATATATTATTCATCCATGAACTCCAGGTAATAAATCCAGAAACATGTGATCACGACTGGAGTGTTTACGCATATCCTACTGGACCATATCCCACTGATATAGAAATGGCAGGACACTGTAAAAAATGTGGTTACGATACTCACGAACAGTTTTAGGAGGAACAGCGATGAATAAACTTAATATTCAAGAAATAAAAACAAGAATAGAACAAACGTTTCCTGAATTAGTTTTAGGATGGGCAAGTGATACTGGCATCCCAAGTATTTATTCAAAACGACTTTGTCGTGTAATAGCCTATACGTATCATGGGAAATGGATATTGAAATCTGAAATAAGTGAATATTCCAATCATATTGCAGCTATTATCAATTTGTTGGAACAATGGGATGGAAAAAAGGAGAATTAGCGATGAATAACCAAAAATTGATTGATGAATTGATATACGAACTAGAAAACGTAAGCAGTAAATCTATAAATAAGGATTTTGAGGATGGGTATAACGGCGGAATAAGACATGCTTTAGAGCTAGTTAAAGAGAAGAAACTAGACGAACCGAAAAAAGTCGTTGTACCACAATTTGTGGCGGATTGGATTGAGTATTCCAAAAAGAAAGGTGATAGCCTAATCGCTTCATTCAAACCGTGGGACCTATATGGCGCTGAATACGGTAAGGTTAATAGCTGGATAAAGGACAATGAAGAGACGTATGCTCGTGCTTGGCTTGACGGCTACGAAGTCGAGAAAGAGCCAACTATTCATGAATTAAAGATCTTACCAGAATACTTTGAAGCGGTTGTTTCAGGGGATAAGCGTTTTGAAATACGTAAGAATGACCGAAACTATGAAAAAGGCGATATCTTACGCTTAAATGAATATCAATACGGACAATATACAGGTGATGTCCATGTCGCAGAAATAACGTATATTACAGATTATGCCCAACAAGATGGCTATGTAGTGCTGGGGATTAAGTGAGGAGGTCAAATAAATGAAAATTATTGCTAAAGGTCGAGGAACTGGAAAAACAACAGAGCTAGTTAAAGAATCAGCTAGAACAGGTCAGTATATTTTAGCAGCGAATAAAGCTCATGTTCAAAACATCGAACAAATTGCCAAAAAAGCAGGCGTTACTATTCCATATCCTGTTACGGTGGATGAGATTGTAAGAATGGACCGCTTTACATGTGCCAGTTCCATTCAACGAGATGGATTGCTGGTTGATGAAGCAATTATGGTTTTAAGTAAACTAATTGGCTTAAAAATCACTGGTGCGACTATATCTCTTGAAGGAGAACAACAATGTTAAGTTATCCTGAAGTTTATATTTTAGGCCGTCAAGTAGATGGCGTTTATGTTGAATACATGAGAAGAACGTTTTACACATTATCAGATGCTAAACGTAATGCAGATTTTTATAACAAACACTATAATGGCGAATGGAAAATTTTAAAATACGGTAGACCAGTAACGATGGAGGTTTAAAGATGGATCAAAGTAATTATACAGGCGTAGCAGAGAGCCTAACTCAAAGTTTTAAAAATTTAGCGGAATCAATTAGAAAAGGATTGGGGATTTTTAGTGAACAAGAGAACCGACGAATTCACTATTTATACAGTAAGGGATTTTCTCTTGAAGATGCGAAGATCGTTACTAAGTTGGAAAACGGGTATGCCGTTTCGTACAAAGAGTTAAAACGATTTGCGAAGTTATTATAATCAGGAGGCTGAATAAATGGAAACTATCTTGTATATACTGCTGCTTATGTGGCTTAGCTTTTTAATTGGTTACATTGTTAGCGCCACAAATATCATAGAAAAATAAAAAAGCCAACCGACCACTGATTGACTAAAAGCATATTAGTGATGAATATTCTACCAGATAAATAGCCAGTCGTTTTCCGCCGACTGGCTGAGAAGTGAATAACTATTGGAATATTATTCTTAATATAATTATTATCATAAGTAATGGTTAAATAGCAAAGAATAAGCTTTCATTATGTATATTTGCATAAATTAAAGGAGTTACTCAGTTTCCGCTAAGTAACTCCTGAATGATGGTATGTTCCACATAAAATATTATACCATATAGGAGGAGTCAAGGCTATGACGTTGGTACCAGAAATAGATTACAAAAAAACAAAAGATAAAGTTCGTAGATTATTAAAAAGCTGTCGAAGCCTACAACGAATGAGTGGTGTAAAAGTACATTTGCAATCTCCTATATTATCTGATATGCCACGATATCATAGTAACAGAAATAATGCTGAGGAAAGTATGGTTCATTTATTTAGAAACACATCTAAATTATCGATAGAGGCAGCTAGACAACGTAGAGAGCAAGTCAGAGCGATAGAATACACGTTAAAATCGTTGCCTGATGTCTCGAGAGAAATATTATACTATTCCTATTGTGTACCGAATCCATACAGCATGGCTAAGCTGAGCAGAACAATAAAAGTATATCGTGAAAACGAGTTTGGCCAAGTGGAAGAAATAAGCTACAGCATTAAAAATATTGAGAAGCTAAAAGACAATGCATTGATTGAATTTGCGGAAGCCTATCATTACGAAAATTTGATAGTTCAAAAAAATTAGGGTTTTTTTAGGGATTATTTAGGGTTTTTAACTCGAAATCCGTTGTATTATGGTAGTATCGAAAGTCAAAGAAATGGACACATTACACACTTTCTGGTTTAGTCTACCGTTTGCTTTGCCTTTCGATAGTCACTTGCAGACTTACGTTCTCAATAAAATGAAGTGAGGTGAATAACCTCCTCTTTTTTCTACAGGTTTGCAAGTGACACAAATAGTTGCTAGGGATGCAGTAACTACCTGATGCAGGATAAAGCATAATAGGCGTGGTTAGACGCGGTATTCTAGCCCAGCATCTGAAGATATGACACTAACCAGATCTCTGCGGCAGCTGCTTACGCACGAGAGCAATTCCTAAACTCATATAGTAGCAGCTAGGTACGTTTAGGATAAACTTGATCAATTGTTTTTGCTGGTTTTTGATTGATTTGTCAATTTGGCGTGTAGCATTGTGGTGATGCAACTGACTTCGTGTGAGATAAGATGCAGGTTCGACTCCTGTCACGCCAATAAGTGGCTTTTGCTGCTTAAATAAATTAGGAAACGTCAATAGATGTTTCTACCCTTCACGAAGAGGCATCCGCTTGCAGGGTGTCTCTTTTTATAAACAAAAAAACCGCTAACAACGAAGAAATTAGCGGCTAGGCAGTTATAGTAAGACTTGTTGATAGAATTTTAAATCGCAAAATCTAAATTCATCAAGAAGGAGTTCCTGCCTGTAAAAATTCTAACAAATATTAAAAAAATTGTAAAACATTTATATCTTTGTTTTTTACATTAATTGCAATCGAGCTTCAGATGATGAGTTAGTAACTATGTTTACTGAACAACAAAAAAACCACCATTGAAATTAATCATGGTGGTTAGGTAGCTAGTACGATATGAGGATAATTAGTGTGAAAAAAGCTTTATATAGTATGTCGCTATCCTTAAATAAATTATAGCAAATCAATCATTAATTGTTTTGTCAGACGCACATAAAAAACCGCTAGTGATGACATACTAGCGGTTAGGTAGCAAATTGTGTGTCGTTTCATCGAATTATGAATTACATAAGGTGTTGATAAAAATAAAAGGAGTTGCTACCTAAAAAATTATAACAAACTAAAATCAAAAATAAAAGAGATTGCCTTGAGGGCCTCTTTTTTTGTTTGGGGTGAATGAAATGTTTAAATTATCCGAAATCATCAAAAAAGCTGACGCTGATAAATTAAAACAGCTGAAAAATAAACTGATGAGTAGCAGTCTTTCATAGAGGCTGCCTTTATTTTGAGGGGGTCTAACGATGGATAATTATTGGTACATATCCCTGAATCACCATTATCCGAAACCGATGAAAAACCAACATAAACGGGTAGTAATGTCGGTGCAGATTAAGAAATATTATTCCATTATTGAGATGACACGAGAAGCTACACCACAAGAAATTGACTATTGCAAGTTGCTATATTGCGGTCATGGGTGTTGGAATGACAAGCATGTACAAGAGAATATAAGGAGAATAAACAAATGATTCCAAGACATATCTCACAACCATTCTATAAATCAACCCGTTGGAAGAAGTGCAGACAAGGGTATATACAATCCGTGGGTGGTTTATGTGAACGTTGTTTGAAGAAAGGGAATGTGCGAAAAGGATATATCGTTCATCACAAACAGTATGTGACAGAAGAGAATATAACTGATCCTGATGTGACACTCAATTGGGCAAACTTAGAATATCTTTGTCACGAATGCCACAATCATGAACACTTTGGAGAATCTAAAACAACACGAGAAGATGTGCAATTTGATTCAAACGGAAATCTAATCAAAAAGGTATCCCCCCCTTAAGAAATCGCAATTGAAAGCGTTAAGGGAACGGGAGGGAACCTTCGAATAATACACAGGGTATTTTCACATGAGGGGGGGAGGTAAAAAAATGCGGAAATCTGATAAGACAAAGAAGGTCAATCGCGAGAAAAAGCGCTTGATGTCCATTCTTCCAGAGGAATGTAAGGAAATAACCGAAGCTGTCGAGACATTAACTGACCGAATGGCCTTTATGAAAGTCACGCTCGAAATACTGGAAGAAGATATTAAACAAAATGGACCAGTCATTGAATTTGTAAATGGCAGTCAAGAAATGATGATTGAAAACCCAGCCCAAAAGTCATACAACACGATGATTGCTCGTTATTTAGCTGCTTTTAAACAATTCATTTCCTTATTCCCGAAAGAAGAGCAAAAAGCAATTGAAGACGATGGATTTGATGCGTTTGTAGGTGGTCGCGGTGATTAAGTACGAAGAATCATTTGATCCCATAACGGATTATTGGGAATCTATGCTTCAAAATGGAGGTCATGAAACTGTATCAAAAAAAATTTTTAAAACGTATCAAAAGATAATCAAAGACAAGCAATCTAAAGTAAGTAATTGGTATTATAGTGCACGCCGAGCCAATCATGCGCTAGAGTTTATTGAAAATTATTGTCGACACTCTAAGGGAAAAATGGGCGGCAAACCAATTGTTTTAGAACTTTGGGAAAAGGCAATGTTGGCCACAATTTTTGGGTTTGTTGATATTGAAGGAAATCGTAAGTATCAACGGGCAGTGTTAATCATTGGAAAAAAGAATGGGAAGTCGCTCATCGCTTCTGCTGTAGCCTTATATTTACAAATTGGAGACAGTGAGCCTGGTCCTGAAATTTATGCAGTCGCTACAAAAAAAGACCAAGCCAAAATTATTTGGCAGGAATCTAAACGAATGGTGAAGAAATCCCCAGCGCTATTAAAAAGGATTAAACCCCTGACGCATGAGCTGAGTAGTGAAAACTATAACGAAGGATTATATAAACCACTGGCTTCAGATAGTGATACGTTAGATGGGCTAAATGTCCATGGGGTACTAATGGATGAATTTCATCAATGGAAAAATGGTGAACCTCTGTATAATATTATGGCCGATGGGATTACGGCACGAGAGCAACCGTTAATTTTTATGACGTCTACTGCAGGAACTATTCGAGAGGACATCTACGACCAGATTTACGAAGAAGCGGAAATGACCATTAATGGTTATGAGCTAGAGGATGGGTATGTGGATGAGCGTTCTATCTTTTTTGTCTATGAGCTTGATAAGCGAGAAGAATGGACGAAACCAGACTGTTGGAAAAAAGCGAATCCTGGGCTTGGAACAATTAAGAATCAATCCATACTCAAGGAAAAAGTGGAAAAAGCGATGCAAAATAGGCGACTGGTTAAAAATCTTGTCTGTAAAGAGTTCAACATTCGAGAAACGTCAACTGAATCATGGCTAACGTTTGACGAGTTAAACAACACGGCAACGTTTGCTCTTAACGAGCTGAAGCCTAGGTATGGCATAGGAGGAATAGACTTATCCGCTACTACCGATTTGACTTGTGCAACCGTCCTTTTCCGGGTGCCTGACAACGATCAAATATTTGTAGAACAAATGTACTTCTTACCTGAAGATTTATTAGAACAACGTGTACGAGAAGATAAAATCCCTTACGATAAATGGCGAGAACAAGGACTACTACGAACGAGCCAAGGAAACAAAGTTAATTACAAAGATGTCACGGAATGGTTTTTAGAAGTTCAAAACGAGCTAGATATCTATCTATTTAAAATTGGCTATGATCGATGGGGGGCAAGTTATTTAACGGATGAATTAAAACAAAACTTTGGTGATGGGGCTGTTGAACCTGTTGCTCAAGGTGCCAAGACGTTAAGTAGCCCAATGAAGTCTTTAGGTGCTGATTTAATCAGTAAAAAGATTAATTACAATAACCATCCGATTCTGAAATGGTGTTTGTCTAATACCTCTATTGAAGTAGATAAGAACGACAACATCCAACCGCAGAAAGGAAAGCAAGGGAAAAAGCGTATCGATGGACTTGCGAGCTTATTAGACGCTTACGTTATTTATGAAAACCATATGGAAGAATATTTAGGGATTATTTAAGGAGGTGATCGTTTGTGGCCATTTAAACAACGAAACAAACTAGAAGAAGTAACAACGTATAAAATGGTAATTGACAAAGGGAATGGCTTTTTTGCGTGGGATGGTAATGTGTATCAGTCTGATATTGTCCGTTCAGCCATTCGGCCAAAAGCGCGAGCCATTGGAAAAGCGGTAGGAAAACATATTCGGCGCTCGCTTGATAAAGCAGGTAAACAGACCACACAAATAAATCCAGAAGTTTATATGAAGTTCTTGTTACAGGAACCAAATCCCTTGATGACAGGACAGTTATTGCAAGAAAAGTTAGCAACACAGCTTGAATTGAATGGAAATGCGTTTGCTTATATTCAACGCTACGAGAACGGACTACCAAAAGCTATCTATCCAATTGATACAACCCAAGTAAGTTTGCTTTCAGATAGTCAAGGTAATTTGTATGCAAAGTTTCAAGTGGCAAATGGAAGACAGTATACTTTTTTGTATGCTGATGTCCTTCACTTGCGCAAAGATTTTTATAAAGACCCGTATTTTGGTCAAAGTATTTTTCCTGTCTTAGAGCCGTTGATGGAGATTGTCAATACAACCGACCAAGGATTGATTAAAGCAGTACAAAATTCAAATGTTATCCGCTGGCTACTGAAATTTAATCAGACATTGCGACCGGAAGACTTAGAAAAACAAGCAAAGAGCTTTCGAGATTCATACTTATCGAGTGAATCAGAATCTATTGGTGTGGCGGCGAGTGATTCGAAATTTGATCCTGTTCAAGTGGAACCAAAAGACTACGTTCCAAATGAAAAGCAAAATGAAGCCACTCGCCAAAGAATCTTATCTTTGTTCAATACGAATGACAAAATAGTCCAATCAAAATACAACGAGAATGAATGGATTTCTTATTATGAAAGCCAAATTGAGCCAGATTTGAAACAAATGTCCGAACAATGGACAATCAAACTGTTTTCCCGTCGAGAAAGGGGGTTCGGTAATGAAATACTTTTCGAATCATCCAGCTTAACGTTTGCTAGTATGCAAACGAAATTAAACCTTATGGGAGCAGTTGACCGAGGGGCGATGACGATTAATGAATGGCGTGGGTATATGGCACTTCCACCAGTCGAAGGCGGAGATATTCTTATTCGTCGTAAAGATACAGGCAAGATTGATGAGTTTGGTAATGAAACGGCAGATAATCTATTGAAAGGTGGTGAAAAGACAAATGAAGACGATTCAAATTAGTGGGGACATTGTACCGAATGATTATGAGGAGATTTATGACTGGCTAGGATGGGACTGTACAAGTCCTAAAAGCATTCAGAAAGTATTGAACGATGCATCAGGCGATGCATTGGAGGTCATAGTTAATTCGCCAGGGGGCGATGTTTGGAGCGGTTCAACGATTTATACGTTGTTAAAAGAGTACCCAGGCCAAGTGGAAGTAAACATTGTTGGTCTTGCAGCAAGTGCCGCAACATTAATTGCTATGGCAGGTGATATTGTTCGGATGTCTCCAAGCGCACAGTTCATGATCCACAATGCCGCAATGACAGCTGATGGAAATAAACATGATTTAGCCCATGCTCAAGAGATTTTGGAAGTTGCGGATGCAGGTGTTCGTAACGCCTATCGTTTAAAAACTGGACTTTCAGATGAAGAACTTACAATGCTGATGAATCAAGAAACATGGATGTCACCACAGATGGCGAAGGAAAAAGGTTTTATTGATGAAGTCATGTTTGAAGAAGATGTGAACCAAGTCCAATTGGTTGCAAGTGTCAACCGGCATTTTCTAAGTAAAGAAAAAGTGCAATTAATCAAGAATAAAATTATCGAAACAAAGTCTCGTCCTCCAGAACAAAAGGATGAGGCTTCTTCTTTACACCAAAAACAACAATTAGCGTTGTTAAAACTAAAAATCGGAGGGAAAACTTATGAATAAAGAACAATATTTAAAGCAACGGAATATCTTAGTAAAAGAGGCGGAAGGATTGATTGAAAAAGGTCAATCGAACGAAGCAGATGAAAAAATGAACGCCATTAAAGCGTTGGACGAACAGTTTGAAACAGCTACGAAGGCACAAGCTAATTTAGCAGCATTAAAAGATACGAAGTTCGAAAATCCTATGGAACAAGAAATGGATTCAAAACAACTAGCAGTTTTAGGAAGTACAGAAACGACAAAAACGTTAGAAAATAAAGTGTATGAAACCGCGTTTGCTAAAGAATTACTTGGTCAACAATTAGACAAAGACGAGCGTAAAATTTTCAATAAAGTGAATGGCATTTCAAATGAGTTTACACATACGACTGAAAATACCAGTGTGTTGATTCCTGAAACCGTCACAGCAGGTATTTACAAGCTTGCGGAAGAAGCCTACCCATTCTTTGGCGATGCTCGAAAATACAATGTGCGCGGGAAATTGACCTTTAAAAAGCACACAGCAATCAAAGCAGGGGATGCTGCTTGGTATGAAGAACCAAACAAAGTAGAAGATGAAGAAAATACTTTTGGGGAAATGACCTTACACGGGCATGAAATTGCGAAGGCAGTCACTGTGTCTTGGAAGTTGAAAGCAATGGCGATTGAAGAGTTCTTAGGCTTTATCCAAAAAGAAATTGCTGATCGTATTGGGGTTGCTTTAGGTGTCGCTGCAGTCTATGGATCTGGTAAAAAACAACCAAAAGGCGTTGTAACAGAATTAGCTGAATCAGCTAAAGAGCAAATTATTTCCTATGATAAAGACAAACTAGATTATAAAAAAGTAACAGCTGCAATTTCAAAAGTTCATTCTTCTCTACTAGGTGGAGCCAATATTTATGCAAATAACTCAACCATTTGGAATGTTTTAGCAAACCTTCAAGACGGAAACGGTCGTCCTTATTTTGTGGCAGATGTCATGAATAATGGCGTAGGACGTATCTTCGGCAAAGTCGTAAAAGCCGATGCTGCTCTAAAAGATGGAGATATTCTGATTGGCAACCCAGGGCAAGGAATGGTTTTCAACACCAATGAACCATTAAAAATTGTAACAGAAGACCACGCAAAAGCACGTGAAACCGATTATGTTGGTTATGGCGTGATTGATGGAGCCGTATTAGAGCCTAAAGCCTTTGTTTTATTGACAAATGGCGAAGCGCCCAGCCCACAACCAACACCAGAGAAACCCTAAGATTGCCCGTGTGGATTCGGGCGTTGTAGAAAAAGACAGTATTCAATAATAAAAATTTGGAAGGATGATTGAAATGGTCGAAAAATTAAAAAGTGGAGACATTATTACAGAAAAATGGGTAGGAGAAGTTGCGGACGGGATTAATAATGCTGCGACAAAAGACGACTTATCCAAAATTCCAGCAGGAGCAGAAGGAAAGCAAGGTCCTAAAGGTGAACCTGGCCCTCAAGGCCCAGCAGGGAAAGATAGCGAAGTGACAAAAGAAATGTTTGCTGCCTTAGAAGCTCGTGTCGGCGCGCTAGAAAACCCAAAAGCATAGTGTGATATGATGGAAGCAGAAAAAGACTTATTAGCAGATTTAAAAGCGCATATTCGTTGGGAAGAGGGCATGGATGATTCTATGCTCTCTTTTTATCGCGCTAGTGCAGAACGATACGTAAAAAAGAAGATAGGATTCGTAGAAGAATATTTAGTTACTATGGTGGCAACCGTTATGTATGAGTACCGAGTATCCTCTGTTGAAATGAGGCAAGCGTTGCGCACGTTAGAACCCATCTTCGCTTTGGAGGTGATCACACATGGGAAAGATGACAAATCAGCTACAGTGGAAAGCAAAATTGCTGAAAGTGACACAGAGAAAGGATAAAAACAATCGACCTCAAATAGAAACAACCCTAGTTAGAGAGCTTTTCTATGCAGATATCGGAATAACTACCCAAGAAAAAGTGTTGTCTTTACAAAGCAAAGATGAAGTGGTTCGTAGAATCAAAATACGGTGGGATCGAAAAATCACTGAAAAAGACCACCGAATAAGGATCGATGAAACAAATTATCGGATTGTGCGTATTTGGACGAATGCTGTTGATCGAGAAATGGAGTTGAGTTTAGCTTATGTATCCTAATATCGAAAAGTTTCTCGAATTGTTAAGTGAAACTGGTTATCCGTTTTTTCGAGACGTAGCACCAATTGACACACCCTATCCTTATTTGGTGTATTCATTGATTTCAGAGAGCCCTGTTAAGGCCAGCAATGGGATATTTAAGCGCATTCGAAAGTATCAACTGTCTCTATTTACAACGGGCACAGAAGAAGACTATGAACCAATCTATAATGTGTTTTCAAAATATAAAGTCCCTATTTCTTCGTTAAGTAGTATTCTTGGTTCTGAAAATGAAGACACGGTTTTGAATCTCTATACACGCGTGGGGGTATTGGTTGATGAATAATCACAATGGGTTTACGGATATGTCAGAAATACTAAAGGGTTTGGAAGAGGTTCCAAAAAAAACGGCGACACAAGAATCTCTGAAAGCAGCGGCAGACAGTTATGTCAAAGCGCTTATTCCAAACATCCCACGTTCTTTGTATAAGAAAAAACATATGGCGGATAACGTACATGTTGAAGTGGGCGAAGAAGGGACGACCGTTTACTTTGGTGAAACGTCTTTTTATTGGCGCTTCTTAGAACACGGAACAGCTGGAAAACACCCGATAAAGGCACGACATTTTGTTGAGGGGACCTATGACGCACATAAAGAAGAAATCGAAACGATTTTAACTAAAAAAATAATTGAAGAAATGGAGCGATAAGTATGGCAGATATGTCAGAACAACTCATTTATCCAATTGGGATTGATGATTTATTCATTTGTATGATGAGAGAAAAAGAAACAGGAAATACAGGTCCTGTCTATGCAGAAAAGATTTGGCGTTTGCCAGTTATTTCAAAATTGAAAATTAAAGGGAACGGGAAAGATAATCCAAAATACGCTTCAAACAAGCTCTTTGCACGTATTTCTAGAGAATCTCAGCATGAGTTAACCTTAGATCAAGTATCGTTACCAATGGCTTTGATTGATGAAATGAAAGGGTTAGAGGCAAAAAGAGGAGTGGCTTTTGGCAAGACAACACCGAAAGAACGTCCATTTTTTGCTTTGGGCTTCATTGGTCCTTATAGCGAGAATCAAGATAATGGTGTGTGGTATCCTCGCTGCCAATTAAGTGCAGCAGTGGAAGAAAACTACGAGACAGCCAAGGAAGACTTAGAAATCAAGGATGTCAGCATGACCATTACAGCATCAGGATTGTTATTAAACAACGTACTTTATAGTGACTTTAACAGTGCGCGTAAATCTGCGGATGTTACCGTTAATGATTTTATGAAACAGGTGATTTATGATGAATCTCAGCTTGAAGCGTTAGGAAAAGATAAAGCCCAAGTGAATCAAGCAAAAGTAAATGAGGCGGCGGTGAGCGAAAATGGCTAGATTATCAGATTTAGTAAAGAAACAAGCTATCCAAAAGAAAGTCATAACCATTCAAGGAATCGATATCCCAGCTACTTTTACAATGGAATCACTGGAATATATCCAAGAAGGGTACGGAGCAAGTTATGCCCAATTTGAGAAAGACATGAATGAAATGCTGTCTAAAAAGAAAGTTCGGATGGGCAAAAAAGAATTGAAACTTGTGCGTTCACTTATCTATGCGATGATAAACTCTGCTGGTGTGGAGTGTACCATGGAAGAATTAACAGAACGTATTCCCTTCCAAGAAATCCCAGAAGTATACAAACAAGCATTGGATATTTTCCTAGAGGAAAATTTTCAAGAATCAGATGCCAAAAAAATAAAAAAACAAAAAAAGTAAAAACAATTCCAAGGTACTCCTCGACAGAAATAGAAGATGAGGTGCCTTGGGATTTTTATTTGTATGTTGCCCTTACTTTACTACGTTGGGACTACGACTTTTTTCTAAAAGCAACACCTAATTTATGGTTAAAGCAATGGATATTGTGGCTAAAAGCAAATAATCCGGAAGTATTAGATGAATCTAGTGAATTACCGGTAATGTATATGAAAGATACACCATTCTTCTAAGAGAGGAGGGCACTCATTTGGGAAAAAAAGAAAGCAATGTGGTATTAAAGTTCACAACTGATGGTGAAGTTCAATTTGGTAAGACGGTTAAAGCATTGGATGCTGAAATGAATAATGCCGCAAAAACCTATCGTCAAAATATTGCTGTGATGGGCCAAAACTCATCAAAAACAGCACAACTAACTGCAGAAAAGAAAAAGTTGGAAAATCAGATGAAACTGGGTCGGGAACGTACGAAACTTTTAGGAGAAGAATATGATCGACTAGCAACAAGCCAGGGTAAAAATTCAGAAGCGGCAATAAAAGCCAAGGGGAAAGTAATCGAATCAGAAAATGCGGAGCTTGCGCTGGAAAAAAGTCTGCAAAAAGTAAATAAGGAACTTAAACTGCAAGGGAACTTATCTGTTGAGACCGCTGAGAAGCTAAATAAGATTAGCCGGACAGGAGATAAATTACAAGGAATTGGTAAGAAAGTCTCTGTTGGCGTTACAGCCCCTATTATGGCTTTAGGTGCAACCTCTCTAAAATCCTTCAGTGATATGCGAGATTCACAAGCCAAATTAATCAATCAAACAGGAAAAACCGGCGAGGAAGCAAAAAAACTCAAAGAATCTTTAAATAATCTTTATGGGAATAGCGCAAAAGATTCTGGTGAGTTAGCAGAAGCCTTGGGAACGGTGGTTCAGCGTTTCGATGTGACAGGAAAAGCTTCTGAAGACATGACGAGTAAATTTTTAACGTTCGCCCGAGTAAATAACGTTGAAGCGCCAATGGCTATCGAAAAAGTCTCTAGAGCGATGGGGGATGCTGGAATTGAGACCAGCAAATATCAAAATGTCTTAGACCTACTTACAGTTGCTCATCAAAAGTCAGGTATTCAAATTGAAACGCTAACTGAAAATCTCGCAAAGTACGGAGCACCAATGCGACAATTAGGATTTGACACAAAATCATCGATTGCCATATTTGCTGGATGGGAAAAAGCAGGTGTAAATACCGAAATTGCTTTTTCCGGAATGAAAAAAGCAATTTCAACATGGGGAAAAGAAGGCAAAGTCCCTCTTGAAGAATTTCCAAAAGCAATGGAAAAAATAAAAAATTCTACCAATCCTGTAGCAGATGCTATTTCTGTGTTTGGTGCCAAAGCAGGACCCGACTTAGCGGATGCTATCAGTCAGGGTAGGTTCAGCATGGATGACATGATGAAAGCACTAGAAGAAGCTGACGGAAAGCTAGACAAAACGGCGAAAGAAACAGCAAACCCAATGGCGCAATTAAAAGTAGCCATTCACAACGCACAACTGGTTCTAATCCCTTTTGGTGAAATGATTGCAGCAGAGATTGCACCGAGACTAAAACAATTTGCAGAATTTATGAAGGGTGTAAATGAACGGATGAAAGCTATGGATCCGAACACAAGAAAAATGATTATTACAATAGGATTAGTGATTGCTGCCATTGGTCCAACAATCTTGCTTTTTGGTCGAGTTGCTTCAAGTATTGTTAAAATTTCTAAGGCGATATCCGTTTTAAAAAATGGTCTCACAGCGTTTATGGGTTTTCTAAAAATTGTTACCCTCGGATTTAACCCGTGGGTACTCGCCATTGCAGCCGTCATTGCGATATTTGTACTTCTTTATACCAAATGTGAGTGGTTCCGAGATGGTGTACATGCGATCCTTAAATTTATCGGCGAATTATTTGTCGGAACATGGAACGTGATTAAAGAGGGGATTAAAGCGTTTATTGACTACAACATTCAAGTATTTAATTTTTGGAAAGGTATGACATCCGGTATTTTTGAAGCCTTTTTGCAAAATGTATCGAATATTTTCGGCGGTGTTCAACGAATCTTTAGTGGCATTATTGATTTTGTTGCAGGCGTATTTACGGGCGATTGGTCTCGTGCGTGGCAAGGTGTGATAGATATTTTCGGCGGAATTTTTGATACGTTGGTTGCTTTAGCCAAAGCCCCGTTAAATGCAGTTATTGGGTTAGTTAATGGTGCCATTCAAGGGTTAAACAATATTAAAGTTCCAGACTGGGTTCCTGGGCTAGGAGGCAAAGGGATTAGCATACCAACTATTCCATTATTAGCAACAGGCGGTCATGTTTTAGAAGGACAAGCAATTGTCGGAGAAGCAGGACCTGAATTGCTTTCTGTAAACAATGGTAAGACGACCGTTACCCCATTATCCGAAGATGAAAAACGCCAAGGAATTAGTGGGAAATACAAAGGAAATATTACGGTAGAACAACATAATCATTTCGGTAAAGTAAATACGAACAGTCCTTCTGAATTGTTAGATTTGGATCGACAAATTGCACGAACAAATAAACAAAGCCTAGCTGGAGTAGGAGTGATTGCGTAATGGATTTTTTAGAGGCAGACACACCTAACTTTGTATGGAAAAATCAAAACGCACTCTTGGATTATGGTTGCATTATTGAAAACGAACTACCCGAAATAAAGCCCAAGCCACGAGTGAAACCAGTGTCTGTTTTAGGTAGGAATGGTGAATTTCATGAATGGTTTGGTGATTACGAAGGATACGATTTAAAAGTGGAGGGAATAACAATCCCTTATGAAAGGTTGCACGAGGTTAAGCAATGGTTAACGGGATTTGGCCAATTAATCACTCATAATGATCGAGACAAATATCGGGAGGCATGGGTGACTATTGATAATGAAACGACGTTTAAAAACGAATGGGGCGTGTATTATACCTTCTCTGTGACCTTCCGCTGCCAACCTTTTCGAAGAAAGATACAAGAGTCCTACGTACCTTTGTTTGTCGGGAAAAACGATGTGTTTAATCATGGACAAGAAAAAGCGTTCCCACTGATTAAAATGCAAGCAAACAAGAAACAAGACATTGTACTTACGGTCAATAATCGCCAATTTAGAATAAAAGAAGTTGAACCTAGAGAGTTACAAATTGATTCTGATAAAAAAATTGTTGTGCAAGGGAATAAGAAGCTTGTAACAGTAGGTGAGTTCCCCGTACTTAATTCTGGAAAAAATAACATTGATTTGCCGAAAGAAATCAGGGAAGCAAAACTATTAATAAGGAGTGTTTGGCTATGAACGAGCCTATTTATCTATATGAAAAAGTACCCAAAGATTTAAAAGAGAATGGGTTGAGTTTAATTGATTGGGTAGATTTACCAGAAATTACACGTGCCATTAATAACCAATATCTTTTTTCAGGAACCTATGCTTTGTTAGGGCAACATTCTGAAGAAATAAAAAAAGGGCGATTTATCCGAGCAAAGTGGGAAGACGGGAGTTTTCAATATTTTGAAATAACCACCGTAACGAAAACGATTGAGAATATTGCTTTTACGGCGATGCATATTGGCTATGGCGCAAATCGTAATTTTATTCCCTATTCTTTTACCAATCTAGGAAACGGCACAGAGATTATGAACAATATTCATAAAGCTTTAGCCTTTTCTCAACCCTATGTTTACAATTCTACAGTCACTCATCGGCATCAGTTCACAGCTAAAGAAGTGAATCCTATTGATGCATTGATTGGTTCAAATAATGGGAATCAAAATTTGACTGGCGTTGTTGGTGGCGAGTTAGATATGGATAATTTTGTATTAACCTTGAAAGACCGCTTAGGAAAAGACAACAATTATACGATTGAGTTTGGCGTTAACTTAGATTCAGTGGAAGAACTTGTTGACGATAGTTCAGTCATTAATAGTCTTTACTTAGTGGGAGCACCACCTGAAGATAAACAATACGACAAAGAACAGCCACCTATTACGATTGCTTATCTAAATGCACCAGGAGTAACAAATGAAAACCGAAGAATTGCAAAACGTGAAAACAGTGAATGCAAAACAAAAGAGGAGTTAAAACAATGGGGAGAGTCTCTTTTTACAAAAGAGCACATTCATGAACCGAAAGTGACTCATAAAATCAATATGATCGACTTGGCCACTTTGTATGAATATGAAGATACGTATAAAAAAGTGAATCAATTACATTTTGGTGATACCGTTAAAGTCAACTTGAAAGAGTTAGGCATTGAAGTGTCCGAACGTTTTATTGAGGGAACGTGGTACCCAACTATCGGTAAATGGAAAACGATTGTCTTAGGAAATGAACTAGGTAAATTTTCTAGTACGGTTCACGGACAGATTCAAGAAGCAAAACAAGAAATTCTCGTTAAGCATGAAGAAGCCACTAAAGACTTGATTCAAGCCTCACAGAAAATAACAGGAAATGACGGCGGACACGTTGTTCATTATCCAAAAAATAATCCGTCGGATATTCTTATTATGGATACGGAAGATATTAATACAGCTAAACAAGTATTGCGAATGAATAAGTCAGGCATTGGATTTTCACACAGAGGTTGGAAAGGCCCTTTTGATACGGCTTGGACGTTGGATGGCGTATTTATCGCTGACTTTATTAAAGCAGGTATTTTATCAGGTATTTTAATTCAAGGTGTTGCTTTGAAAACACTGGATGACAAAGATTTCCAAGTAGTGGTGGAAGCGGGCGCTATTTCCTTTGAACGAAAAAGGGTAAGTACTGGACTGAAAGATGTTCATGGCGAATCTCTCGGAGAAATTCATGCGACTTATGGCGGAGGAAAGATTAATGGGTTTGCGGTAAAGCAAGTGCCAGGATTTATTTTTTCTTTAAACTCTGGCAAAAAAGGCAATAAAAATCAATCAACTCCCGTAATTCAAATACCCGCTGATTCCGATGCGGATCATAGAAAAGTGAACAGTTTTGCCGATTGGCATCATGAAGGAAAGCTAGAAATATCAGGAGAAACAACCATCAAAAGTGAACTTAACATAAGTGGCATAACAAAAGGAACTATTGCAAAATTTGATAAAATCTATATCGGTGGTAAAGAAGTTATCCCTGGTCAAAATGGTGGTGGTGGTTCTGGAGCTGGTACAGGTGGTTATCCACCAGAAGTTACAAGTGATGCAGATAAATTTGCTTGGGACTTATGGAGTTACCTTTTAGCTAACGGATACAGCAAAGCAGCTGCTGCAGGTATCCTCGGAAATGTACAAGGAGAAGTTGGTCCTAATATGAATCCAGATACAGAACAAAACAGCGGTCCTGGTTATGGGTGGGTTCAATGGGATGGTTCAGCGTATCCATTGGTAGGCGCACCAACTTGGAATGGACGAGAATACGTACAACGCTTAATTGCTGCTGCTGGTATCAAACAAGACTATAGGACTTCATTAGCTCAAGCCCAATTAATTAATTGGTGTATGTTCAATGGCCAATGGTTAGGACAAGTAAGTCCATTATCAGTTGATGAATTTAAAGTTGTTATCTCGCCTAAAACCGCTGCTTATGCGTTTGAATTAAACTTTGAACGACCAGCGGCAGCTCATCCTGAAAGACAAACCTATGCGCAAACGTGGTATGACAAATTTAAAGATTTGAAAGCTTCAACTGCGACAGGAAAAGCTGGGATAGAGCATTTAGAGACCTTAATGGGGAAATGGTTAGGTAATGGCCAATGTTACGCAGTTCCAGCCGAATATTCTGGTTTTATGGGTGGCTGTGGTTTAGGTGCAGGTACAATTTATGGATTGTCACATGTAATTGGTGATACATCATCTGCTGCAGATATTGGCGAAGCGTATGATTGGAATGCGGTTGGTTGGAAAGTGATTTCAAATCCTACGTATAAAGATTTAGTCGTGGGAGCTATCGTCAATATTAGACGAAGTGGACAATGGGGAACTGGTTGGACAGTAGACGCCGCATATGGTCACACAGGCGTGATTTATGGCTTAGAGAATGGACGTATCCAAACCATAGAACAGAATGCCGAGCAAGGGCAAATTGTCGCAAAATATGACCGATTATATTTTGCTAATTCGATTCAATCGATTGTTATCCCACCAAAATAACGAAAGGAGGATTTTTCAATGGTTAAATGGCAAGCAACACTAAGCACCACGGAGCCATATAATTACATTGGTATTCAAAATGTACGGCAAGGGAACCAAAATACCGAGGTTTTAGAAGCTGTATTAGTTGAAAATGCTTTGCCGTTAGATTTAACAGACTGCGAAGTATTTTTTGAATCAGTTATTGATAAAAAGTATCCGATTCAACGAGCGGCAAAAATTGTGAATGCCAAAAAAGGAATTATCCAATATACCTTTGATGAATATTCTATGCAGTCATTGCACAGACAGGAAGCGTATTTCAGTATTCATAAAGGCGACAATCTAATTGGCTCTACACAGAACTTTTCTTACTTTGTTGTGAATGCTGCTTCTAAAACAGAAGGTGAAATGGGTTCTTATTGGCAATCAATAGAAGATTTAATTGCAGATATGACCGCTTTTATCAATGAAAACAAAGGCGATTTTACTGATTGGATGAATGCTAGAAAAGAAGAGTTTGAAAAGTGGCGCAAAAATCAACAAGATACTTTTGAAGCTTGGCGGAACGGGCAAGAAACAGATTATCTAAAATGGTTTGAATCAATTAAGGATATTTTAAAAACTGTTGATCCAGGCGGCACAATGTTAGCCGAATTAATGGATGCACGTGTAGATATACAAGGAGTTCGCCACAATTCACTTTCAGAGCGTTTATTGGCTGATATGGATTATTTGTATCAGAAATTAGAGAAACGCTTATATACGTTAGAATATGGCGAAATAAATGATTTGGTTATTTTACAAGATGATACTTTTTCGCGGAATCATGAAACAGAAATTGTTGGCACTGTTGATTATCCTGTGACCGATGGGGCATTGGTCATCGCAACAGTTGATGATGCGAAACAGAATACTTATATGTTTGAAAAAGTGGGTGAAATACGTGGTTAAAGTAAAACGAATGATGGAAACCGATGAAAATGGCGTGCAACGTCAGTTTCATCCTATTACACATGCATCCGCTGTTCGAGGATTAGAAAAAATTATTGCGGGTCAATCAAAAGTATTGTCTGTTAATGGTCATATTGGCGCAGTAATTATTACGCGTGCAGACTTAGATTTACCTATCGATGGGATTATGATTTCGAAACAAGAGTATGACAAAATGTTAAAAATCATAGCCGATTATGAAGCTGGAAAGCTAGGTGGTTCTGTCGTTGAGTTTGAAAAAGTAAAAGGAGATGAAGAAATAAATGCCTGATTTATATGTAGTGAAAAAAGACGGCGTAGCTATTGATGTACAAACTAGTACAGCTGGCGTTGTTGGATTAAATGAATTTGTTGATGGAAAAATTAGTGGTGCTGGAGCGGGCACTGTTTCGTCTGTAAATGGTCACACAGGTGAAGTTGTTTTAACTGCTTCTGATGTAAAAGCACTGCCAGACACAACTATCATTCCAACACTTCCTGGCAATGCCACTGCTGAAAAAGACGGTTTAATGTCTAAATCGGATAAAGAAAAATTGGATGCATTGCCAGTTTTTACATTTGAAAAGGTAGGTGAAGCGTAATGGCAGATATCGTTCAGCTAAAAGAAAATGGTGTCAATAAGTACATGAAAACACACGCAGATGCCATTGATGGCATTGAAGGCAAATTAGTAAAGGCTGTTGGAAATGAAACTATTCTAGGTACTAAAAATTTTCAAGATGGAATTCAAGTAAAAGGAAAAGAGCCAGTCCTTACAAATGCAAGAGCAGATTATGCAAGGGTAGATAAGGATAACAACGCTTCTGTGATGTCAGCTGGTTCTCTAAAATTATACCGACGGGGAGATCTGGTATATCTCACAGGATCATTCCAATTATCTGCTTTAAAAGATAACCAAGCGGTGTGGTTCAACATTCCAACATGGGCATACCCGATTGAACCCGTTAGAATGTATGGGAGAACGAGTGGCGATAAAATGTGCTTAATTTACATGAACCCAGCAGACAATGCAAATATCGTGTGCGTTGATAGTGTTGCAAAAGGAAGCTGGATCACTGTTTCAGGGTGTTGGATGGCTAAAAATCCATATTAAAGGAGGAAAATAAAATGAAAGTAGTATACAAAGTATTGTACCCAATGGGTTTTGAAAAAAACGAAGTAGAGGATAATTTTCCAACATCTTTACCTTTTGTAGAGATTAAACCGCTTGAAGCTTTGGGCAATGAACAATCACAATTCTTTAATTTTTCAGAACAAAAATGGGAAGAAGCTGTAACACAAGATTATTCCAAAAAATTGAGTTTGTTGGAAAATCTATCTGCTAGTTTACAAGTAGACAATTCGGCTTTAAAACAAGCAAACGAAGAACTAGCTGCTAAAGCAGAATTACTAGCACAAATCAATTCTAAAACAATGCTTACTTCACTTCAAAATACAAAAGAAATTGACGCTATTAAAGAGCAAATCGGAGGTGCAAAATAATGTATTCATATGATGACATTAAACTGATGTATGACTGGGGCTTTTTCACGCCTGAACAAGTATCAGAATTTGTGCCTAGTTGTATTACAGAAGAGGAATTTACTAAAATGACAGGAAAACCGTTTAGCAAAAGCTAGGCGGTTTTTATTGTAAGTAGAAAGTAGGTGCAGGATGAATTTAACACTAGAACAATGGTTAGCGCTGATTACATTTTTAGGCGGAATTATCTTCGCATTGATGAAATTCTATCATGTCTTCTCTCAATTAGAGGATAGCATGAAAGAACTAAAACAAGCTGTTGACCGATTAAATAACCATGAAGTGCGTATTAGTCGATTGGAAGAACAAAATAAAACCCTCTTTCGAGGAATTGGAGGAAATAAAAATGATTGATTGGAAATCAAGAATAAAAAACAAACAATTCTGGTTGTCCCTAATTCCTGCAGTTTTGTTACTTATTCAAGTAGTTGCAGTTCCTTTTGGGTATAAATTTCAAATTGATGTGATTAATCAGCAACTGTTAGATGTCGTCAATGCAGTGTTTGTTGTACTAACTATTCTAGGAATTGTGACAGACCATACAACGCCTGGATTATCAGATAGAAAAGGAGACAAATAGATGAAAAAGAGAATTTTAGCAGGAGTGCTCGTCGCTCTATTTTTTATGCCTTTAAACGCGTCCGCCGCAAAAGGTGACCAAGGTGTGGATTTGGCTATTTATCAAGGCGAACAAGGACGTTTTGGCTATGCGCATGATAAATTCGCTATCGCTCAAATTGGTGGCTACAATGCTAGCGGTATTTATGAACAGTATACCTATAAAACGCAAGTAGCAAGTACCATTGCTCAAGGGAAACGTGCACACACCTATATTTGGTATGACACTTGGGGAAACATGGATATTGCCAAAACGACAATGAATTACTTCTTGCCACGTATCCAAACGCCTAAAAATTCCATCGTTGCTTTAGACTTTGAGCATGGTGCTAGTTCTGACGTAAACGCAAATACGGAAACAATCCTGTACGGTATGCGCCGTATTAAACAAGCAGGGTATACACCAATGTATTATTCATACAAGCCTTTTACGTTGCAGTATGTGGACTATCAGCGAATTATTAAAGAGTTCCCTAACTCTTTATGGATTGCTGCTTATCCTAGCTATGAAGTAACGCCAGAACCATTGTATCCTTATTTCCCAAGTATGGAGGGCATTGGTATTTGGCAATTTACATCCACTTATATTGCAGGTGGGTTAGATGGTAACGTAGATTTAACTGGTATTACTGATAATGGATATACAGCTACTGACAAACCAGAAACGGACACACCAGCAACAGATGCTGGTAAAGAAACTGAAGATACACCTAATTCTGCAGTAAAAGTCGGTGATACCGTCAAAGTAAAATTTAATGTCGATGCTTGGGCAACTGGTGAAGCTATTTCAGATTGGGTAAAAGGAAACAGCTACAAAGTGCAAGAAGTGACTGATAGCAGAGTATTGCTAGAAGGCATTTTGTCATGGATTAGCAAAGGTGATATTGAATTATTGCCAGATGCGGCAACTGTTCCTGATAAACAACCAGAAGCAACACACGTAGTTCAATATGGTGAAACATTATCAAGTATTGCTTACCAGCATGGCACAGACTATCAAACGTTGGCGGCATTAAATGGATTGGCTAATCCAAATCTTATTTATCCTGGTCAAGTTCTGAAAGTTAGTGGATCAGCAATAAGCAATATTTATACTGTCCAGTTTGGAGATAACTTATCAAGTATTGCAGCCAAAATCGGCACGACTTATCAAGCTTTAGCACAACGAAACGGGTTAGCAAATCCTAACTTGATTTATCCTGGTCAAACATTGAACTATTGAAAAATTCTTGCCTGAAAGTAAAAATAATAGTATATTAGATATACAATAAAGGAGTCATTCACTTAAACCGTCCTTGCCAAGGGACGGTTTTTGTTTTACAGGAAAAATTCTATATAGTATACTTTCTGTAGTGATGACATTCACTATAGAATCTCAATTAATGGCAAAATCACTCACCGTCATACGACAGATTGTGGGTGATTTTGTTGTGCATAAAAAAAAAGACATCTGTATGAATGCCTTTTAGTCTGGAATAAATAGCTGATTAGTCGTATAAGCCATACTGATATTACAGTCTCTAGTATCACCAGTCTTTTCAAATCCAACTTTTCGATAAAAATGTTGAACATCTTTTTCACTTTGAACAGTAATCAAGCACGCCCCAATATATGGTAGGATAGTAAGTTTAATAAATGAAAACACGTAATACATTAGATTAATACCAAATTTTTGATTTTGTAAATCTTTTTGAATAGCAAAATGGTGTATTTGAACACCAGGGATAGATCTTTTATATACAGGATTTTTCCATTTGTCTAATTTTTTGTGCATGTGGGAATTCTTAGTAACTAATACTCGATCAGTAGTTAAGGTGAAATAACCTGCTAAAACTTTTTTGTTTTCAATCTCCATAAAAAATAGAAAAGTTTTAGTGATACCGAAAGTTAAATCTTCCAAAGCATCATTTTTAAGATAAGAATCTATTCCGGGTTTACCACAAGAAAAAGCCTCCACTAAGGCTTTTTCTTCGGTATTGAGATTTGAGATCTTTTTTATTTGAACTTCTGTATCAATAAACATTCGGATTAGAACACCTCTTATACTTTGTAAGACACTCCGTCGATATTAAGTGTTTTAATATCGTTCACTTTTCGTGCTGTTTTCTTTGCGTTTTCGTTTATAGGTTTAGGGTCTTTGCCGAAAACTCTATCAATAAAAGAATCGTAACTTTTTGAATCGGTAAAAACCATTTCCGTACATTTGATAGATGTAGTGGCCAT